AGCCCATCCTATATCAACTGTAAAATCTTTCTCGGTTGCAATATCATGAATTGTAGTATAATGAGTATTGTATTCAGGGTCTATCACACCACCTTTGGGATCATAAACTAAGCGAATGCGCCCTCGATGATAATTTGAAGCAACAATCTGAAATCTAAATCTCATTGTGCCTCTCCAATAATCGAAAGGTAAAACAGCAGCTGCACAAGCGGTCAAATGCCGCTCAACTCCGTTATATCGCGTCTGCTCAGGATCCACGTAAATCTGAAACAAAGTTTGATCAATGGTGTCTGATTGTAACCAATTGAAACTGGTCAGGAAGGATTCCCGGCCAGCAATCGAGGCAATGGGTAACTCATCTGTGGGTGCTATTCCTGTTGTGGCAGGATCTAAAGTAATCTCCTGCTTGCTATCAACACTGAGTTTATTGGTGGGATATTTAGTGTCCACCACCGCTAAAGAAGATCTGGGGCTAGGAACCATCACAGAATAGTCCAAATTCGTAGGACTCGAATAACCAAAAATTTTGGCAATCGATGCAACGGCACCAGCTCCTATCTCTGTGGCCTTAGCGAATGGTCCTATACCAGGAACATTTGCCAAAGCTCCAGCATATCGAGCAACGTTACTAGCTGGGCGAGAGATCACATTTTCATTGTGCTCATCGCCCATCTCTGGTACACCCATCTCTGGAACGAAACCAGTTGGAATAGCATAAGAAACATTTTCAGCCCACGCAAAAATTGAAATAGTTACGGGATTTGTTCCCCCGTTTGCGTGTCTCAAAACTCCTATTGAGGACAAAACACATTCTCCCATTTCTCTCCATTCGTTATCTGGAATGACCCAAGCGTTTCGAGGCCAGAAGAAAGGCAACTCCAAAGATCCACCTTGACTCTCCGTGGGATTCACAAAAACCTTCATCCTCTGGGATAGTCGAACAACATCTTCACTTACAAAAGATCTGTATCTGCTATATGAAAAATTGTCCAAAGGTGCCAATGGCTCGTAACCCAAAATGGCACGACCAAAATAAAAAGCGTTACCGTTCACTACTAATTTCAAATGGAGGGTACACTTGAGAAGAAAATAGTTCCTAATCTTCTCTGCATTCCTCGGATTTTCCCAAAAGAGCTCCCAAGGGTTAAAGCGAGCGAACAAACCAGTGTCAACTGTCCACTCTGTTTGAAATATTCGCACCGGTCGTGAAAAGAAATTATTAAGATCCGCGTCATGTACGAAACCCAACTCGCGAGTCGGATCCATAACGGCTCCACGCGTATCTTTTTGACCAGGTGCATTGTCTTTAAATGACATGTTCTGTGTGCTGATTTCAGCGTCTCCAGCCATGCCTGAACTGAAGATCTTATGTGTATTATTTTTATTGCTTTCGGGCTACTATGTACAAATGCCAAGACAGCCCAGTCTCGACAAAAAGAGCGTGTTCACCGTATGGAGCCTAAACAAGTATTGCTCGACACACTCATTGGTATCCACACACACGATGCGGCTTTGCTTCCCCTTAGGTCCCAGGCACTACTGGAATCGGCTTTTCAAGACATCCGACAGGTCGGGGTGCGGGGCTCTAACCCGCGTATTTTTCCTTCCAAAGCTCAACCTTCTCTATATAAGAAACGTCGAGCTCTTTACACCAGATGAAACAATCATTTGCTACCAACTTTAACCTGGTCCGAAGCCACTCATAAAAAGTTTCCCCATGTAGAAAAGCCTCGTGGAGCATAGTTTGAATGGTAGCAATTGCCAAATCCTCTGGTTCCCCTTGACCATGACTCATATGGGCCATCTTGTAGATCGATTTAACGTCGAGAGCACCTACGCGAATTCCAAGTTCTGCGTGGTAAACACTCTTACGTTTCAAAAAATCCACAAGTTCAGCCTCTATTGTCTCTGCGTCAGATCCATCCTTGCGTGCATTCGTAAATCCCATTCCAATAAAATCAAAATACTTCTTCCTTGTAGAAAATTGGGTCAATTCACGCACTTCCGGTCTAGATCCAGCATGGCCGTCATCTCCATAAGTCCCAGTGTGTTCATTCTCTTGATACGTACCAAGTTCGTAGAATTTATCACCAAGCATTTGAGTGCCATTCCAATGAAATGAAATTCTCTGATGAAGAGAATTCTCCGTGCTATTTCC